AACTGGAATTACAGTCACATATGAAGATTCAGATAATACAATAGACCTAGTAGTAGGAACAGTTGCATTAGGTTCTGGAACTTCTGGAAACTATGTTGATAATGTCACAGGTGGAACTGGTGTTACTGTAAGTGGTAGTGCTGGTGAAGGATGGGAGCCTGCAATTAGTATTGGACAGGCAGTTGGAACAACAGATGATGTAGAGTTTGCAGATGTCACTGCAAGTGGTAATGTGGTAATCACAGGAAACTTAACAGTTAATGGTTCATCTGTAACAAACAGTTCAACAAATACAACTATAGAAGATGCATTAATAGAACTTGGTTCTGGTAATACTGGTTCAAACAGTAATGACTTAGGTCTTATACTTGAAAGAGGTTCAACAGGTAACAATGCATTTATGGGTTGGGATGAAAGTGCAGATAAGTTTGTTGTAGGAACAACTACTGCAACAGGTTCTTCAACTGGTGACTTATCTATTACTACTGGTACATTGGTTGCAAACATAGAAGGTAATGTCACAGGTAATGTAACAGGCAACGCTTCTGGAACTGCAGCTACAGTAACAGGTGCAGCTCAGACTGCAATTACAAGTGTTGGTACTTTAACAGGATTAGCAGTAAGTGGTGCAGCCACAACAAGTTATACTACAATTGGTGCAAGCGCAAAAGCAATGAGAAATGTATTCATACATAGTGCAGGGCCAGGTGGTTCAGATGGAGCAGTTGGTGATATCTGGATAACATACTCATAAGTGTAATATATAATGAATGAGGAAATTGATTAATGAGTTCAAAAGTAAAAACTCCAGCGGGGTGGAATGATACCAATGGATGGAGAGTAAAAACTCCATCTGGATGGAAATCTGTTGTCGATGTAAAAAGAAAAACTCCAACTGGATGGGAATTCCAGACTGGAACTATACAGGTGCAACAACCCTTTACACAAACTTATCAACAACCATTTCAACAACCATTTCAACAGGGATATCAACAACCCTATGAACAAACTATAAGTAGACCTACAACTTATGAGGTAACTATTCCTAGACCTACTAATTATCAGACTCCAAGACCAGCAAACTATGAACAAACTATAAGTAGACCTAATAGTTATGAGGTAACTATTCCTAGACCAACACAGGTACAAAATAGTAGACCTACTAATTATCAAACTGCTAGACCAGCAACTTATGAGGTTACGATACCTAGACCTACTAATTATCAAACTTCTAGACCAGCAAATTATGAAGTAACTATTCCTAGACCAACACAGGTACAGAACTCAAGACCTGCTAACTATGAGCAGACTATTAATAGACCTGCTGCCTATGAACAAACTATACCTAGACCAGCACAGTATAATTATCAAACTCAAAACCATAGACCTCAACAGTATAATTATCAAATTCAAAATCATAGACCTAGTACTTATGAACAAACTATTCCTAGACCAACACAGGTACAAAATCATAGGCCAGCAAACTATCAATCTCCTAGACCTGCTAGTTATGAACAAACTATACCAAGACCAACTACTTATCAGACTCAAGGACATAGGCCTGGCAGTTATGAAGCTACAGTACATAGTTTCAGACCAGTTACTAATCAACAAACTTATCAAGTGCAAATATATGTTGCTGGTAATCCTAAATATGGTGCATCTGCAACTCAGTCTCAAACTCCTAATGCACAGTTGATTTGGGGTGGGGTTGCAATGCCAACCTTCCAACCAGAAGGGCCATGGGCTCCAAATAGTATTACTAACCAACAACCTTATAACTATGAGCAGACTATTAATAGACCATCTTATTATCAAATTCAAAATCATAGACCTAGTACTTATGAACAGACTATACCAAGACCTACACAGGTAACAACTCCTAGACCAACTACTTATCAAACTGCTAGACCAGCAAACTATGAAAGTACGATACCTAGACCAACTACTTATCAAACACAGGGTCATGGAACTAGACCACAGAATTATCAGACACAGAGTCATGGAACTAGACCAACTAGTTATGAGGTAACTATACCTAGACCAACTAGTTATGAGGTTACAATACCTAGACCTACTAATTATCAAACAAGTAGACCTAGTACTTATGAACAGACTATACCAAGACCAACACAGGTACAAAATAGTAGACCTAGTACTTATGAACAGACTATACCAAGACCAACACAGGTACAAAATAGTAGACCTGCGAACTATCAAACTGCTAGACCAGCAAACTATGAACAAACTATAAGTAGACCTACAACTTATGAACAAACTATACCAAGACCTACTCAACATCAAAATAGTAGACCTGCTAACTATGAACAGACTATACCTAGACCTGCTAACTATGAAGTTACACTAACTAGACCAGCAACCAGACCTAGTACTAGACCAGCGACTCGACCAGCAAACAGACCATCGACTCGACCAGTTTCTACATGGGATGGAGATATAAACAAACCTTGGCCACCTAGTTAAACCACACTATATAATAGTGTAGATTATATTATGGAGATATTATGTTATTAATTTATGACCACGATAATGTTTTGCACATTACCAATGAAAGAGGACTTCGTTGGAATTATGACAAAGCAGACAAACCACAATTCTCATTTGATTACGATTATTTGTTTTATATAGAACAAGATGATTGTTTTGAAGTTGAATTGGGTGATACCACTTCTGAAATTACAGACGAACAAAAATCTGAAATTTTAGAATATATTAATCTTTTAGAACCACCATTAAAATTAACTCTTGCAAATCAATATATTAATGATTTAAATGAAGGCACTATAGAAAGAATAGACCATGTTTACCGAGAAATTGGAAGTTCAGTTTGTAGATTTACATGTAAAGCAGATGTTATGATAGCTGGACGAGAAGGTTCTCAAGACCCCAGAAGACAAATTGCAAGAAGAATTATGGAATGGTCTGACTTTGCATATGGTTTATGTGAAAGAATAGTTGAAGAACTTAAACAGACTTTAGATGAAGACTTGAAAGATTATCCTTTTTACGAAGAAAATCTTGCAGAAATACCTAAGATAGACCACTTCCTAGAAAATGCACCAGTAGATGAAAGATTTAATACTGATACCTTGGATATTCATGGTGGTGAGGATAACTTAGGTGAAGACAAAAAAGCAGTTTAAATCTAGTCAATATTCTGGTATAAGAGAAGATAATTTCGATAATTATCTTGATAATTATGCATGGTTAGAAAACCCTCTTAACATTGAATACCTAGAAAAACCCAAACCAATAGAATCATTACCATTTAAACAAGTTTGGGTAATTGATAATTATTTACCAAACTCAATATGGGAGTCGTGGAGATTACATAGAGAGGGTAAAAGAAGTTGGGGAAGACAAAATAAAGTTTTTAGAAATAGTGAATATCAACATATTTATTGGGGTGAAGGTGTTTACATAAACCTTGGTGAGTCACAGGGTGATAGAGGAAGTAAATTAAAAAATCAATATGGTGGTGGTAATAGAGTTAGTTATGCACTATACAATCATAACAATTCTAGATTTTTAACTTCTACATGGAAAGAAAATGTTTTAGCAAGAGACCAAGAGGGATATAGATTTCCCATAATTGATTGGTTTATTCATAAACTAAGACAAGACTTTAGATTCAATTGGGAATATTTTCAATATTGTGGTTTTAATGGACAAACTATAGGACAAGATGGTACAGTGCATGAAGATACAAGTCTTGATGAAAGATGTTTAGATAACCTTTCATTCTTATATTATGACCAAGAAAGATGGGATAAAGAGTGGGGTGGTGAATTAATATTTTATAATAGAGAGTATCATGACCACAATGTTACTGGTATTCCAGAAGATGAAGAACAATATGAAATAGGGAGATTAGAATATAAACCTAATCGGTTGGTGGTAATGAATGGTGCAATAACACATAGACATCCAGCTCCATCAGCAGAATATACTAAGGAAAATGGATTTCCTTTTCGAACAAGTATGGTAGTTCGTGGAGACAGATGTAGTCTCTGGGAGTAACCATAAGTATTATTATGAAAACAAAAACAATTTTAATTATGGGACTGCCTGGCAGTGGAAAGACCTACATCTCAAAATGTCTACTTGAACATTTAGATGCAGACCATTTCAATGCAGATGCAGTCCGAGCCCAACACGATGATTGGGATTTCTCAGAGGAAGGTAGAATGAGACAAGTACATAGGATGAAAGACCTATGTAGAGAATCCGAAAAACCATATGCAATTATGGATTTCGTATGTCCATTTACTCAAGGTCGACAAATTTTAAATCCAGATTATATAATCTTTATGGATACAATTGATAAAGGTAGATATGCAGATACTAATAAAGCATTTCAAAGACCTTTAAAAAATGAAATAGATTATCTGGTAGAAGACCAGAATGGTGAACTTCATTCAGAAGTTATTGCAAGAGAAATACTTGCAGAAAATAAAAGGTTTGATGAAAATAAACCCACTACACAAATGTTAGGTAGATTTCAACCTTTCCATGATGGTCATCATGCACTTTTTAAAAGATGTTTTGATAAAACAGGACAGGTAGTAATCATGGTTCGTGCAATGGAAAACACTGCAAAGAACCCATTCGACTTTAAGACAGTAAAACAAAATATTAAAATGTTTTTACTAGGAGAAGGATACGAAGAAAATGTACACTATATTATACAGAAAGTACCAAACATTGTCAACATAACATATGGAAGAGATGTAGGATACAAGATAGAAGAAGAGTCTTTTGATAAAGAGACTGAATCAATTTCTGCAACAGAGATTAGGAGACAGCTTGGATTCACACAGTAAGTCTATTGCAAAAGCATTTTCATGGAGAATTATTGCAACAGTTACTACTGGTTTAATTAGTTATTTTCTTACAGGTTCAGTTGAGGTTGCAGCTGGTATTATGACTTTTGACTTTTTTTTAAAATTACTATTATATTATTTACATGAACGAATATGGACGAATGCCCGATAAAAGAAATGGAAATACTATTTGAATGTGTTCAAGACACAGAAAATAGTTTATTTGAACCAATTCCAGCAAAGAAAGTTAGACCAGAATGGTTTAAAAAATTACCTATGTATGTAGATAATTATGGTCATACACCTACTGAAACTATAAAAAAATGTCCAGCTATGCAAGACTGGATGAACATGGGTTATCTAATTAGAAATAGACATACTGTTCTTGTTGCATTAAGTACTGGTAGTAAAGATAAAGAACCAATATCACTTGCACTTGCATTAAAAGATGATATTCCAAAAGATAAATTTAAAAAACTTAAAGAACTAGTTAAGGTATTTAATAAAACTGGTGAGTTAAAAGATACTGATAGAATACATCTGTATTGTAAAGAACACAATCTTCTTGTAGAAGAATTACAAGGTAATTATGTTATTGGTGGTCATCCAGCTGCACAAACAAGAGGTAGTGGTTTTGATGATAAGATGGCATTTAAATTCAAATTAGATTTTTTAATAACTACACCTAAAGGAACTTCTACATATTGGTTAGACCCATTTCTATTTAACAATCCATTCTTTCATGCATGGCAAGGAGTAATAGATACTGATTCATTTAATCAAATAACAACTAATAATATGTGTATCTTTTATCCAAAGGCAGATAATAGTTTTATTATACCAAAAGGTACACCTATAGTACAAGTTGTACCTTTTGTTAGATACCCTTGGAAACATAAGATTGAATACAAAACAAAAGAAGAAATTTTAGAAAAAATGAAAGACCCAGTTGTACAAACACTAGAACAAAGAGGTGATGGGTCAAAAAAACTAAAAGAACACCAACACTTTTACAGAAAAAATCTTGCATCTAAGAAGGAGTTTAAATAATGTTTATACCAATGTTTCCATGGAATGTATTTCGAACAAATCTTGTTAATGAGGGTTATATTACTCATGAACAACTTGACCCAATGAAAAAAGAATGTTATACCATGAGAAAAGAAAATCCAGTTGGTAGAAATCGTTCTAACAATGCATCTGGTTGGCAGTCCGATGATGGTGTAAACAATAGACCTATATTCTCATCATTACTAAATGGTGTTGAGGGTGTTTTTAATAATGAAGTTTTTCCATATTATATGGGAGAACATAAAAATGATTATGAATTACAACATGGTAATTATTGGGTAAATATAAATTATAATACTTCATATAACAATCCCCATACACATCCTGGCTGTTGGTATAGTGGTGCATTCTATGTACAAATACCAGAAGAAACTAAAAATGATGGATGGGTACAGTTTTTAAGAGGACAATCACATCACATGTCAGATTTTCCTCATATGTCTCGAAGGGATGCAGATAATTTTGGATGGATACCAGAAGAAGGTGATTTAGTATTATTTCCTTCTGCAATGATACATTATGTAGAACCACATAGTAGTGACTTTGAAAGAATATCTATTGCATTCAATAATAGTTTTGTGAATATTAATACAGGTGATGTAAACCAAGCTATGGGTGAAAGACCGAGTTTCCATGATGTGATGGAATTCCATGTCTTACCAGATGGAAACCTAGAAAACCCTAAATAGAAGTATATCTTTTATAGAGGGAAGCATGGAATTGGAATCTATACATTTACTTTGGAATTTGGTACTGACTGGAATCGTAGCTCCATTCGTATGGTTTATCGTTCAACTACACAATGAGACAAAACGATTAGAAATACTTTTGAATAGAACAAGAGAAGAAATGAATAGAGATTTTGTTTCTAAAGATGACCTTCAAAAAGATATGACAAGAATGATGGACTCTTTAGAAAGTATCAATAAAAAAATAGACGATTTCTTACTTTCAAATCAGAAATAACATAAATAGTATTAGAGAAAAAGAAATTTCTAATAGGATTATGTTATGGCAGCTCCAAACAGCAAAGCAACACTTAAAGAATATGCATTAAGACAACTGGGTAAACCAGTTTTAGATATTAATGTGGATGATGACCAGATTGATGATATCATTGATGATGCATTACAATATTTTGCAGAATACCACTATGATGGTACTATTCGTACATATTTAAAACATCAAATTAACGACAACGACCTTGCAAACCAAAAACAGGATGCAAGTATGGCTCAGTCATCTACTGGTTCACATATATCATCTAATATGACATTTAAAGAGGGACAAGGATATGTCGTTCTTCCAGAGTCAGTATATTCAGTACTTAGAGTATTCCCATTTGTAGATAAGTCTGGACTTAATATGTTTGACTTAAGATATCAGTTAAGACTAAATGACTTATATGATATCTCTTCTACATCTATCATACAATATGAAATGGTGCAAAACCATATTCAATTGCTAGATGAAATTTTAATCGGACAAGTTCCAGTAAGATTTAACAAAGCACAAAACAGATTATACTTAGATATGGATTGGTCAGCTGCAGTTACAGCTGGTGAATATATTGTTATCGATTGTTATAGAAAGATAGACCCAACACAATTTACAGATGTATACAATGATGTATGGTTAAAAAAGTATGTCACAGCATTAATTAAAAAACAATGGGGTCAGAACCTTTCTAAGTTTGAAGGAATTCAATTGCCAGGCGGAGTAACCCTACAGGGTAGACAAATCCTAGAAGATGCAAATACAGAAATTGAAAAGTTAGAGGAACAAAGTAATTTATTACAGACTGAATCTGCTATAATGATGGGGTAATCAATGCCTACTAATGTATATTTTAACCATGCAGTTCAATCAGAACAAAATCTGCATGAAGACTTGGTAGTAGAATCTCTTAGATTCTATGGTCATGAATGTTTTTATTTACCTAGAACAATTGTAGATGAAGATGAATTGTTTGGTGAAGATACATCATCTAAATTTGGTGATGCATACCAAGTAGAGATGTATATAGAAAACACCGAAGGATTTGAAGGTGAGGGTGACCTCTTGTCTAAATTTGGTGTAGAAGTCAGAGACCAAGCAACATTTGTTTTATCTAGAAGAACATGGCAAAGATTTATATCATTAGATTCCAATCTTGCAGTATCAACAAGACCTCAAGAGGGAGATTTAATTTACTTCCCTCTCGGAAACCAAGTATTTGAAATCAGATTTGTAGAACATGAAAACCCATTCTACCAGTTAGGTAAACTTAATGTATTCAAACTACAATGTGAGACTTTCGAATATTCACACGAATCAATCGATGTCGGTATTGCAGAACTAGACAATATCGAAGACCAGTTCTCATATCAAGTACAAATGAACCTTGGTGCTGGTTCTGGAGACTTTGTAGTGGGTGAAACTGTAACTCAAACTGTCAATACTGGTAAGACTGTATCTGGTCAAGTGGTATCTTATTCATCACTTGGTGCATCTAATAAAGTACTTAAAGTTAATAACATTACATTTAGTGATACTGATACTCCAGCTGGAAGTACTATGTTTGTACTATCATCAAATGCAAACGCAGGTAATATTGTAGGTGCAACTAGTAATGCAAATAGACCAGTAACAACTGCACCAGACCAATATGCAATGCCAAATGACCCACTTGCAGACAACAAAGATTTTGAAACTGCTGGAGATAACATAATAGACTTTAGTGAAAGTAATCCATTTGGGTCACTATAAATATATACATGGCAATATGGTATTTAAATATGTTACAAGAGAATGAATCAAGAATGAAGGTTTTTCAATATATGAATCATCAATTTTGGGGTGATAATAATGGTCGTAAAGCAGATGTCGGTAGAACAGGAAACTCATGGGGAGTTCGATTCTACAAAGATAACATGTGGGTTAAAGACGAAGTATACAAAAACAAAAGTGAATCTTATGCAGAAGACGCTGCAGAGAATTATGTATTAGGGATAAAAGATTAATGTTAGGTAAGGCACATTTCTATCATGAAGCAATCAAAAGAGCAGTATCAGTATTTGGTACTATGTTCAATGAGATTGATATTCAAAGGGATAATGCAAATGGAAGTGCAACTCAGAATGTAAGAGTACCACTTTCATATGGCCCTAAACAAAAATTTATTGCAAGATTAGACTCTGCCGCAGACCTTATGGACAATACAAATTCAAGGGTTGCAATGACTTTACCTAGAATTGCATTTGATATTACAGGATTGACATACGATGCAGAAAGAAAACTTGGTAAATTAAAACAATATAAACTACAAGATAGTGGTGATAATACTGTTTTAAGAACACAGTTTGCACCAGTTCCTTACAATATAAACTTTGGTTTATATGTTTTATCTAAGAACACAGAGGATGCATTACAGATTGTAGAACAAATACTACCATTCTTTACACCAGATTTTACAGTGACAATGACTACAGTGCCAGGCAC